AACATAGGTTTAAAAGAAACTATTTTGCTTGCTGATTTAATAAGTAAAGAAGAATACTTTATATGTAATGGTATGACAGATGGTTGGTTTTTTAACACAGAATCTAATATACAGGCTGATACTACCCTTACACCATATCAACAAAGAAAAGCCCTTAAAACACTTAAAAAGTATGAAATAATAGAAACTAAAAGAAAAGGTGTTCCTGCAAAACAATATTTTAAAATTAATGAAGAACAAGTTGTTAAGTTTCTTAACAACAAGTCCTTTAAAAACTTAACTACTATTAATAAGAATAAAGAAATAAAATTAAATAATAAATATTTTATAAAGCCAAGTGTTAGTGATGTAGAATTATATTGTATAGAACGTAATAATAAAGTAGATGCAATTTCTTTTGTAAACTTTTACGAAAGCAAAGGTTGGTTTGTAGGTAAAAATAAAATGAAGGATTGGAGAGCAGCAGTTAGGACTTGGGAAATGCGAAATAATAAAAGTAGTTATAAAAAAACAGGTACTTCAAAATTAGATGCACAGATAAGTGAATGGGAAAAAGCAAAAAAATTAATATGATTAAAGAATATAAAAGTAAATTATATTTAAATAAATTATATAAAAAAAACACTATTGATTTAGATAACTATTTTAAATATAGTGGTAAAATAGAAATAGGTAAAAGATTTAGAGAACCTAAAGGCGAATATAAATATGTAAATAAAAAAATTATTATGAATGATATGTCTAAATATAAATTATGAAAACACTAAGGGAAGAAAACATAAAAGAATTAACTGAAAAAACATTAGACCTTATTGCTAAAACATCAGTTGAACTAGGCCATAGGGCTGATGCTAAAACGATGGCATCATTATCACAAATATTAGCTATAGATTTACAAAAAGAAAATAGATTTAAAAAAATGACTTTCAATCAAATAAAAGATTCTTTTTATTTAGGTGTAAGGTTTTGCAACTTTGAACCATTTTTAAATATTAAAACTTTTTATAAGTGGATAATAGAACATAAAAAAACTATCAATGATGCTTATTATCAAGTACACACTTTAAATAAAAAACCAGAAGAAGTACCTTATTACCAAGAAACGAAAAAACTATTAAAATGAAAACAATAAAAATAACTAAAGACCAAATAAAAACAGGTAAAGATGCTATTAAATGGCATTTAAAAAATTATGGCCATATCACAAGTTTAGAAGCGATAAGAGAATATGGTGTAACTAGACTTGCTAGTATTATATATTACTTAAAAGAAGAAGGCTATAATATACATAGTGAAGATGTTAAAAAAACAACAAGGTTCGGCAGGACAACTACAATAGCCAAGTACTTATACTTTAAGCCTAAACCACAATTTGAACAAAAACTAATATGGGGCTAAAAAAAATAAATCAACTAAAAAAAGATTTAGATAAATGGTTCAGCTTATACATAAGAATAAAATATAGTGATGACAATGGCATAGTAGAATGTTATACATCTAAGAGGAAATATCATTATAAACAAATACATGCAGGACATTTTATATCAAGAAGGCATTTAGCTACTAGGTGGTGTGAAGTCAATGTAAAACCACAATCTGCAGCTGACAACTTGTTTGGTCAAGGCGAACAATATAAATTTGGTTTACAATTAGATGCAGAATATGGTAAAGGTACTGCAGAAAAATTACAAAAAAAATCAAGGCAAAATATAAAGATGACTAGAATAGATTATATTGAAAAGATAAGTTATTACAAAAGTATTGTTAAAAACTTAAAATCAGAAAAAAATCTAGAATAATTTTTTTTTTATATTTGGGATATGACAAAACCCATTTTCGCAAATACTATGCACCAAATCATAGTAAATGATTACATAAATTTAATGTTAAGTTTTGTCAAAGAAATATCACCTCAAACAAAATACCAAAATTTTAAAGATGTTTTAGTTTTAATTATTGAATACCACAATAGTTATGGTAAAGATGTAGATAAAGGTAATTGGAATGACTGGTTAATGATTATCCCTATAAATACATCTGTAATGGTCAATGGTTATTTTGCAGGAATACAAACTAAAAGAAATTTAGAATCAATACGTTCTTATAAAATATTGTTAGACAACGCATTAGAATTGTTAGTTAAAGATTTAAGAGATATTAAAAATAATAATGAATAAAATATATCAAGTTGTAGCTTCATGTAGGCATATATTTGTAGATATGTCTTACACCTACACACAAGATATTAATGAAATAGAGGAAGTTGTACAAGAGTTAATGTTATATTTTATGCAAATGAACCCTGATACATTAAAGTCAATATATAAAAAAGATGGTAAAAAAGGTATAGTCAGTTATGGTGCAGTAGTTTTAAGAAGAAGTTTTACTAGCCCTAGAAGCCCATACTATTATAAATACAAAAAATATTACACACATATTGATACTACATGTAGTAATGTTACATATGGTGCAAAAGATAGGAAAGATGAAAAAAACATAAAGCACCTATATAATGTGCCTAATATTGATGATTACAAACAATATGTATATTTAGAAAAAATAGACAAAGCACTAGATGATTTTTATTGGTATGATAGAGATGTATTCAAATTATATTATTATGAAGGTAATACACTTACAGGCCTAGCCAAAAAAACAGGTATAAGTAGGAACAGTTTATTTACAACTATAGACAAAGTAAGGGAACAACTAAAAGAAATATTATCTAATGAAAAATAAAAAACCTAGAGGTTTAGGTGACACTATAAAAAAGATAACTTCTGCAACTAAAATAGATAAACTAGCTAAGAAAATAGCACAAGTAGCAGGTGCAGATGATTGTGGTTGTGATGAAAGGCAAGAAAAACTAAACAAATTATTTCCATATAAACAAAATGATTCAGGCATTGCTACAGAAATTATACAAGAATGTATTTTGTTGTGGGAAGATATAAAAACAGGTATAGCAAAAAACCATGCAGCTAAAAAAAAGATGATAACATTATATAACAAAATATATAAAACTAATTATAAAACAAACACTACATGTAGCACATGTTTAAATGATTGTTTTAAAGGTATAAAAAGGATATATGAAAAATACAAATAAAATACCGAAATACTATATTGGTAAATATTATAAGTATGAAGCTAGGAAAGTTATAGCAGATTGGGAATTAAGTTACAATGTAGGTAACTCAGTTAGTTACCTGTTAAGGTGTGGTAAAAAAACTGAAAAAGGAATGAGTAATTTAAATAAACATATTGATGATATACAAAAAGCTATTCATCACTTACAATTTGAAATAGAGGAACTAAAAAAAAAGAAATGCTAATTTATCAATGTAATACATGTGGTAATAAGATACAGCTTTCTAGAGCTACATTAGAAGTTGTTAATGGTGTTGTAAGAACTAGGGAAGCTAAATGTTACTGTGGTGAATACATGCAAGAAGTTGAAAAAAAATTTACAGGCTTTCCTAACATAAAAAGAACAGAACCTACCTTATCAAATAAAAAAGATAAGTTATGGCAAAGGGCAAAAGAAACACTAAACTAAAAAATTAAAAATTCTATTATATATTATGAAACTAAAAATCAATGAGTTAAAACCAAACCTTAGTAACCCAAGGATAATTAAAGAAAATAAATTTAAAAAACTTGTTAAGTCGATTAAAGAATTTCCAGAAATGTTAGAGCTGAGACCAATAATTGTAGATGAAAATATGACAATTTTAGGAGGAAATATGAGGTACAAAGCATGTGTAGAAGCAGGGCTAAAAGAAGTCAATGTTAAATTAGCTAAAGGGCTAACAGATGAACAAAAACAAGAATTCATTGTTAAAGACAATGTTGGGTTCGGTGAATGGGATTGGAGTATATTGGCTAACGAATGGGATAATGCAAAACTAGGCGATTGGGGAATGGATGTTTGGCAACCTGAAAAAGAAGTTGATTATTCTATATTAGATGACATTGACTTAGGCTCAACTTTAGATGATAAAACCTCAGCAGTAAAAAGAGGGATAGTCATTGAGTTTGAAACAGATGAATATGATGAAGCTAACGATTTAATAACACAGGCAAGGAAAGATGGAAAGAATGTAGGTGTTATTGTTTTAAACGCTTTTAGAAATTTATGATATGTTTTATACCAACTAAAAACAGATTTAAAACAAATACCTATAAGTTATTTGAAGAAGCAAATATAGAGTATAAACATTTTATAGAACCAAATGAGTTTGATTTATATAATGTACCTAATAAAGTAAACATAAATAAAAACGACCAAGGGATTAGTTATGTTAGAAATTTTATGCTGAATTATGCTAGAGAAAATAAATACGATTGGGTTATTTTTTGTGATGATGATGTAACAGATTTTGGTATATATAATGGCAAAACAATAAAAAAAGGTGCATCGATATGGCATCAAATTTTGAATAAAGCTAATAAGTTACCATTTGAATTGGTTGGTATTAATTATGCGCAACATGCATGGCACGAAAAAACATCATATTCAATAAATAAAAAGTATGTTGAAGTTTGTGTTATGATTAACGTAAAAAAAATTAAATGGAATTATGTAGAAGGTTTAAAACAAGATAGGCAATTTTGTTTTGAAACTATCAAAAATGGTTATGGAGTTTTAAAATTTAATCACTTTTGGTTTAGATGTCCTGATGTTGGTAGTAATAAAGGTGGTTTGTATAATGAATACAAAAACAAAAAAGATTCACAAGCAGCTAAAAGATTAGTGCAAACATATTATCCCTATGCAAAATTAGTTGTAAAAAATAAAAGATTAGAAGCAAAATTGAATTTAAAAGAATATGCAAAAAGTTTAAATAAAATAGTAAAATGAAAATAATCAAATTAAAAAAAGTAGAACACAATAGAAAAATAGGAAAAAGATGTGAATACATAGAACCTAACGTAAAAGAAGATTGTTTATTAGAATCAGATGGAGAAATAATTGGGTTTTACATAAAAGATGTAAACAATTACAGTAAAAAGTTAGGCGCATTGGTAGAAATAGCAAACAAAGAGTTTAGAAGTAAAAACGTACCTAAGTCATTATTAGAAAGAAGTGATGTTTTTACAAAAGTATATAAAGGTGGAATGTCTAGAAAAGATGCTAAAGCTACAGGTACTGTGCAAATGAGTGCAATACTCGGCTCGGTAGCACCTAAACCTCATATGCGAAGACCTTACCCAACTATATCTTCAGTACACAGAGAACCAAAGGCAAAGACATTTATCAAGGCAATGTGGGGTGCATGTTTAGAAGCTGAAAAGATAGTAAAAGAATTAACACCTGAAATATACGATAGACAAGTAAAACTGTTTAAAGAAATAAAAAAAGATTGGAAGTTCGGTAATATGTTTACAAGTAGTATATCTAACTACAATATCTCGGCACCATTTCACAGAGATACAGGAAACTTAGAAGGAACAGTAAACATAATCCTCACTAAAAGAAACAATGCTAATGGTGGTTGTTTAAACGTACCTGACTATAACGCAACCTTTGAACAAGCTGACAACTCTATGCTAGTATATCCAGCTTGGAGAAACGTACATGGAGTAACACCAATAAAACCTATAGCTGATGATGGTTATAGAAACTCATTAATATTTTATCCATTAAAAGCATTTAAAGATTTATAAAATGAACAAAAATAGACACATAAAAAAAGAAAGTATTTTAGACGCATTAGAAAAGTCGTTAGGTGTCGTAACTGTAGCTTGTAAGACTGCTGATATACCACGAAGTACATATTACAAATGGTTAAACGAAGATGAAAATTTTGCAAAAGCAGTTAAAGATATTGAGAACATAGCCTTAGATTTTGGTGAAAGCCAATTACATAAACAAATCGGTGAAGGTAATACATCTGCAACTATTTTCTTTTTAAAAACGAAAGGC